TCTTTAACAACAAAGAAACTCCGCATGGACTGGGAGCTTTCAACAGAGTCTCTAGAAGACAACATTGAAGGTGCAGATCTAGAAGATCACATTGCACGTTTAATGGCAACACAAGCAGGAAACGACATCGAAGATGTTATTCTTAACGGTGATGCAAGTCTAACAGGAGACGCTCTTTACAAGTCATTTGATGGCGTTGTAAAGAAGGCAAAGGCATCAGGTCGTGTCGTAGACGCAGCTGGCGCTGGAGTTTCTCGTGAAGTATTCAACAAGGCACTTAAGGCTATGCCACGTAAGTACAAGCAACGTCGTGGAGACCTTCGCTTCCTTGCTGGATCAAACTTGATTCAGGATTTCCTATATGCTAACAGCATTGGAACAAACCAGACAATTCCACAAGATATCGCATCAAGCGTTATCCGTGGCGGAGTCGCACCACTAGGTGGACCAGCAGGATATGTGGCACCATTCGCATTCGGTATTCCGATTGTTGAAGTTCCACTTCTTAATGAGACACAAACTGGTACATACGCAACCCCATCAGGATCACACGGAGACATCCACTTGTCATTCCCAAATAACGTAGTTATTGGAATCAAGCGTGACGTAACTGTTTATAGATTCTTCTGGCCACGTAAGGACTCAATTGAGTACACAATGTATACTCGTGTTGGCGTTCAGATCGAGCAGGCAGACGCTTGGGTAGTTGTAAAGAACGTTAAGGTTGCTTCTTAATTAATTTAAGATAAAACCCTCGAAAGGCCCCCAATTAATTTTGGGGGCTTTTCATTTTAATTTAACAATGCTATAATTGAATAACCTAACAAAGGAGAAAATATGTCATTTGAGACATTGAAAGTAGCAGAACTCAGAGCGGTTGCAGAGGACTTTGCAGTTGACACTGATGGATTAAAGAGTAAGGCAGACATCATTGCCGCCCTTGCAGAAGAGGGAGTCACATGGTCTGTATACCAAAAGACTATTAAAGATATTGAAGAAGCAGCAGAAGAGTTTGCCGAGACAGAAGAAATACTTCCTCGATTTAACCCAGACGCACAGCCAGAAGATACCGTGCTAGTTAGAATGACTAGAGATAACTTTAGATACGATATCATTGGATTTACATTTACAAAAGAGCACCCTTTTATTGCAATGACAGAAGAAAATGCTCAAGAAATTTTTGATAAGGAGGAGGGCTTTAGATTAGCAACTCCCAAGGAAGTTCAGGAGTATTACAACTAATCTAAGCTAATAAAATGGCAGAGATTTTATTAAACACAAACGCACCAGTAAAGCATAAAGTTTTTTGGCGTGGAGAAGTTAGGGATTCAGATAGCCTACCAAATGTAACGGTATATGGCATATATCATGACGACCCAGTTTTACCAGACCATGATCCTTATGACCCAGAGCAAATTGTTTACGAAACGGAAGCAACAAGATGCGAAACTGACATCGGTGTTTATGAGGTATATGTTCCTTTTTCAATAACAAAAATGACTAAATCTCTTCTATTTGTTTGGGAGTATGAAGTTGACGGTGAACCCGTTACAAAAGAACACAAAGTCTTTGTTGTAAAGCCTTATGTTGATTTATCTCAAGCAATTTATAGCTTGGGCCTTGGCGCAGATCCATCAGATCCTAATTATAAAAATTGGGATGAAGTTGCTGCTGCTGAAAGGTATGCACGTAAAGTAATAGAAAATTATACAGGTCAGCAATTTTATCTGTACAACGACACTAATACAGTTTATGGTAGCGGTTCTGATTTGCTACCATTGCCATATAAACTATATGAGCTTCACGAGTTATATCAAAACGATATTCTTTTATTTGATATACATGGAGTAAATAACTGGAACTATGACATAGAATTAACTCCAAGCGGATACGGTTTAAAAGTTAATAGAGCAAACATGCTCGATAATACTGTATACACTGCAAATGGATTAGTCCCACCAAGTCTAAGCAATCCAAGTAATGGAGCTTTTTACAAAGACTCATCATATATTGTTTCTGGACTATATGGCTGGCCACAAGTTCCAGATGAGGTAGAACTTGCAGCAATCGAATTAATGAAAGACTATTTCTCAAAGGATAAAGTCTGGAGAAATAAGTATGTTAAGTCTATTAAAACATTTGACTGGAGCTTTGATTATAACTCTGAATCATCGTCTGGAACAGGCAATCTTTATGCTGACCAGCTATTGTCTTCATATGTTATCAATCAAATGGTAATTATATAATGTACGATCTTGTTGATTCTGTTCTACCAATGCTTATTGATATATATCGCCAATATGAGTCTCAGGATGAATCAACAGGCGCATTAAAAAAAGAGTGGCAATTTAATAGAACTATACCATGTAGCGCCAAAGGAGTAGTTAGCAATTCCACATCCAGTAGATCTGGAGATAAGCAAACCTTTTCAAATAAATATATTAATGAGCAAATACTTCAACTAAGAACTACATCAAAAATAATTTTTTCCGAAAAGATTACAAACGTAAGACATTTAGATGGAACAATTGTATGGGAAGAGATAAACTTTCCAACAAATACTCCAACTGTATTTGAGGTAGTTGGCGTTACCCCAATGACAGAACCTTTTGGCGGTGTTGTTGGATACAATACAACCGTTAAAAGATCGGAGAACCAGGTAATTGGACAGTAGCACAGCATTAATTCAAACTGCCAGCGGTCTAGAAAGATTAATGGCTGGCTCGGCCCCAGGTGTTTTAAAAGATAGCACGGTTGCACAAGTGTCTGCTTTTTTATATTATCAATCATCTGTTTTGTCTAAACTAACAACTAATGCTGAGTTTAAAAGTTTGTTTAAAAATACAATATTTAATCAGATAGAAAAAGATTTTGGTCAATATGTAGACGCTCAAGCAAGAACAAAACCAAATTCATTGCACCATGTTTACGAATGGAATAAAACTGGAAACCCATCATTCAGACTTTTTAGATTACACTTAATAGATACTGGTGGATTATCATTTAGAGTAGGACGTGATTTTAAAGTATCAAAATCTTCCGTTCCTTCTAAAAATAAAAAACAAAAGAAGAGATATGTTTTTGAAAATAAAGCTTCCGTGATGGAGGAAGGAATGCCCGTCATAATCCGCCCAAGGTCAGCAGAGCGCTTAGTATTTGAATTAGATGGTAGAACAGTCTTTATGCCTAAAGGTACCTCAGTAACCGTCAAGAGGCCTGGAGGAAAGTCAGCAACAAATCAATTTTCAATAACGTTCGGAAGATTTTTTGGAGGGCAGCTAGTAAATTCTTCAATTAAATCATCAGGATTCCAAAGAATATTTAATAGCAAAATGCTAAAAGCATTAGGAGTACCACTTAATATTAGAAAAGTGCAATATAGCTTCAGCCCTGGTAAAATAAGAATGCAGGCAGATGCAGCTCTAAGCGCATCATTTGGAGGATCGCTATGACCGTAGATTATAAAATAGATGCAATGTTTGAGTTGCGTAAGTTCCTCTGGAATAAATTAAAAGAGCATAATCTATTTGATCAAGAGGACTACTACTCAGATAATCTCGGCTCAGAAATTATTCCTATTATGCCAGTTCAGCAGTTACCAGAAATGGATCAGTTTTTAAATGGCAAGAAGCATATTGTCTATGACAAAATAGGAATGTCTTATGAAGAGAACTGGCTAATATGCTGTGAAAAGGTTTTGTTTACTCTTTATTCGACTGATATTACAGAAATTTATGAAATGAGAAACCTCATGGTAGACCTATTTAGAAGAATGGACGAATCTGCCAAAGATGTAAATTCCTCAAGGGGAACAGATAAGTTAATTTTTCACAGTATCCATATAGTTGAAACATCCCCAATTGACCCCTCTACAGAGATTCAGGGGTTCCTGTCAACAGACGTAATACTAGAGGTCAAGTATTCTAGGGTTACAGATGGGGTAGGCAGATTTGCTTAGTTGCTTTTAAAGGTTTATTCCAGTAAAATTGGACTAAGAGGAAATGAGCCTAGCCAGCTTGATTTAAAGTAAGTCAATATATATATTTATTTAATGGAGGTTTAACAACATGGCAACACAAATTGCAGGTAATGCAAAGAATATTCTAGTTGGTGCTTCACCACTGTTTATTTCAAATGTTGACGTAACAGATGCAGACTACGTAGAAAATGCCGAAGCGGGAACAGTAGCCGCAGGAGCAGCTTTTGCTGAGGGTGTATCTTACACTACAACACTAAATGGCGTTACAACAACAACTACACCAGATTTCTACTACAGAAACGTAGGTTATACAAATAACGGTCTTCAGATTACTTACAACCCATCATACGGTTCAGTAACAGTGGATCAGCTTCTTGATACAGCAAAGCTTTTCAAGGAGTCAATGGAAGTTATGATCGCAACAGAAATGGCAGAAGGTACTCTTGAGAACGTTCTAGCAGTATTCGGACAGCGTTCATCAACACTTGCTTCTACAGGAACAGGTCTTACAGCAACCGACAAGCTCGGTCTTGCTGGAGGAGCACTCGGAGAAGCCCCAACAGAGCGTCAGCTAATTGCAGTTGGTAACGCACCAACTTCAGAAGCAACAGCAACTGAGCGTGTATATTATGCACGTCGTGTTCTTTCTGTACAACAGTCACAGTTCTCTTTGGCTCGTAACGCAGCATCAACATTCCCAGTCACATTCCGTCTGCTTCCAGACGGTGCAAAGATTGGTCAGGAATACGGATTTATCGTAGACCGTGTTCTAACAGTATAATTAATATAAATTAATTAATAGAGCCCCCCAAGTAATTGGGGGGTTTTCTATTGCTCTGGTATTTTGAATATGATACAATAATTAAGACTAGATCCTAGGAGGATTAAATGGCAACAACAGTATATGATGTAGAAGAGATTCAACTACAAAATGGCTCAGTAGTAAAGCTTAAGCCTTTAACAATTAAAGAGCTTCGTGAGTTTATGAAGGTCATTCAGAAAACACAAGAAGTAACATCAGAAGATGAGACATTAACCATTCTTATCGAGGCATGCGGGGTAGCATTAAAGAAGCAGCTTCCAGATCTCGTAGCAGACAAAGACGCATTTGAAGACACACTTGACGTTCCAACTATCAATCGCATTCTAGAAGTTTGCGGAGGAATTAAGATGGACGACCCAAACCTACTAGCGGCAGCAGTACTGGCTGGTCAGAACTAGATCTAGCCGCTTTAGAAGGGGAAGTATTTCTTTTAGGTAATTGGAAAAATTACGAAGAACTAGAAGATAATCTTTCAATGCCAGAGATGGTCCAGACTTTTAAGTCAATGCAAAAAACTGAATCAGAAAAAAGGAAATTCCTGGCTTCGATTCAAGGCGTTGAGTTAAATGAAAGCAGTAACAATGAAGGGGGATCTTCCTTCGAAGATATCAAACGCAGAGCAATGGGAATAAATACATCAGCAGATGATGTTGTTTCTTTACAAGGCTCATTTGCATCGGAAGCAGGGTTTGGAATCGGAGCAGGATTAGGATACTTTAAAGAGTAAAATAAACACATGGCAGATAATTTAATCACGACCAATATTACCGCCAACGCAGACTTCACGAGTTTAAGAACTCAGCTAGCTGCGGTTACTGCCCAACTCTTAAAATTACAAGAAACAACTGCAGGCACTAACGCCAAACTTGCACAGCAAATTGCGGTAATGAATAAGGCGTTTGCAACAACGCTTACTTCAACAGGGCAATTTTCTCAACACTTTGTATCCCTCACATCAGATGTAGAGAAGTTTGGTAAAAATTTAGATAGAGGTAGATTAAAGCTTAACGACTACTATAATGCCTGGAGTGGTCATACAAAGAAAACAAGCACACTAATTAAAGATCTTGCTAAACAGCAAGTAATGCTTGAGCAAGCAATAATCCAACCTATAGGCAAAAATGCACAAGGTCTAATGCAATACAACGTAATGGTTGCAAAAGGACTTGACGAAGTAAAGAACAAGATGGCAATTGCTAGACAAGAAGCTGCCATCATGAACAAGGTAATGCTTGATGGATCTAATCAGTTAATTAACTGGGGTAAAAATACTCAGTGGGCAGGCCGTCAGTTAACAGTAGGATTAACAGTTCCCCTAGTTGCATTTGGAGCAGCGGCACAAAAAGCATTTAGAGAAGCAGACCAAGAACTTGTAAGACTTCAAAAGGTTTATGGTGGGTTATCAGCAACATCTGCTTCAGAGCTTGCAAAAGTAAGAAAAGACGTTTCAGATACAGCAAGAGAAATTGCAGGATCATATGGAATCGCATATAAAGAAACAATTGCTCTTGCAGCAGATTTAGCGGCAACTGGTCAAGAAGGAAATGAACTACTAGAGGCAACAAGACAAACAAGCAGACTTGCAATCCTTGGCGAAGTTGATAGACAAGAAGCAATGAAAGCAACTCTTGCTATTCAAAATGCATTTAAATCAAGCACAGATGAATTAACTCAATCTATTGACTTTCTTAACGCTGTTGAAAACCAGACATCCACTTCTCTACAAGATTTAGTTGAAGCAATCCCTAAAGCAGGCCCTGTTGTAAAGTCTTTAGGTGGAGATGTAAAAGATTTAGCATTGTATTTAACTGCAATGAAAGAAGGCGGAGTAAACGCATCAGAAGGTGCTAACGCAATCAAGTCAGCAATGGCTTCCCTTATTAACCCAACTAAAGTTGCAAAGGAAATGTTTACTGGATTTGGAATAAATATTGATCAAATTGTTACACAGAATGCTGGTAATTTAACAGCAACAATAGTTGGATTACAATCAGCCCTAGATACTTTAGACCCATTAAGCAAGTCTAGAGCAATTGAACAATTATTTGGAAAATTCCAGTATGCAAGAATGTCTGCCTTGTTTGAAAATCTAGGCAAAGAAGGATCTCAAACTCTTCAGGTAATGGATTTGATGAAAGCAAGCGCTTCAGATCTTGCAAACATTTCATCACGAGAATTAGGAATGATGACAGAGTCTGCTTCTGGTAAATTTAAGAGAGCGCTTGCATCAGTTCAAGCGGACCTTGCAGCAGTAGGAAATCAATTTTTAGTAATAAGCACAAAGGTATTAGAAGTAGTAGATGGAATTATTAAATTTTTTCAAAAACTTCCTCAGCCAGTAAAGTCATTCCTTAATGCTCTTGGTGGAATAACTGCCATTGCGGGACCACTTATTATGTTGACTGGTGTTATGGGCAACTTTATAGGATATGTAATTAAGGGAATTTTCCATATAAGGCAATTAGTAAAAGGCGGACAAGGATTTAGATTACTAACACCTGAAATTGTTGCAGCAGATGCCGCAGCAAAAGGATTAGCAGCAACATTTTATAGTGATACAGAAGCTACTGTTATTTTAACAAATGCAGTTAATACACTTGCAGCATCATTTGACACACTTGAAGCAAAAGCAAATTCGGCTAAGGTTGCAGTACAACCAGGAATTTCTACAGTTGCAGGAAGTGTAATTGCCGCTGGTAATCCAGGACAAAGAATTGTTGATAAGGATAATGAATATGTAGGAAAGCCATACTCAAGAGATATGTCTCACTTAATTCCTTCTCAAACTCAACAGATGGGAACAATATTTGGAGTAGTTCCTGGAGCACGTCCAGTAAATGTAAGAATTGGAAAAAATCCTCAATCTTATATGACAGACGATATGCCAAAGATCCCTGGTCTGACATCTATAAATAATATATCAACAGGAATTGTTTCTGGAGAGGCAGCTAAATGGCATGCAATGACAGCAGCAATAGCAATGCAGTCAGAGGCAGAAATAAAAGTATTAAAGGCGGAAGTTAAAGCAACGGGAACAGTAACTGCAAGTTTGTCTGAATCTTATCAAGCATTACTTCCTCAGTTTAGCGAAATTACAGATCTTGCAGCACAGGAAGTAAGAGCAATTGTGGCTGAAGTTCAAGCAAATAAAATTACAGTAGAACAAGCAAGAGCAAAGATAATTCAATTAAATGCAACCGTTGAGGCGATGCTTGCAGAAACTACAGCAATGACTGCCGCCACAATGGGAAGAACTGCTAATTTAACAATGGTTCCATTAACCTCACAGCCTGTAGTTGATCCAACAACTGGTAAATCAAATATGAAGGAAATGTTCCATAAGGGAGAAACCAAAACCTTAGTAGATAGGATTGCAAGAGCCCTAGGCGGAGTTAGAACATCTGGAGCTGGCTATAACATTCAAACAACACGTAAATTAAATAAAGGCGGAATAGTACCAGGCACAGGCAATACAGATACGTACCACACGTTGGCAGAGCCTGAATCATTTGTAATTAATAAGGCTGCAACAGAAAGAAATATGCCAACAATTAGCAAGCTACTTGGCGGCACACCAACATTTAGAAACACTGGAGGAATGATCCCAGTAGTACTAACTCCTGGAGAAGCTGTAATTCCAGCAAGAATTGCTAAGCCAAATATGGATTTAATGATGCAACTAAATGGAGGTCCAGGGAACACGGGAGGAATGAATCATATTAGAGGTGGAAGGCTGACAAGAACTCTTCCAACATCTAATAGCATGTCAGGACTTAAAGGGGTTGTTGCAAGATGGTCTCAAAATAATTACAATCAAGATTTCAAATATAGATCAATTATTCACGACGCATCTGCATTAATGCAAAAGGGTGTTTCTCCAGAAGTAGCAATAGCAATGGTTGAAAGAGATTTTGATCAAGCAGTAAGAAGAACAATAGATAAAACAACTGGGGTCATTTCAGATGCAAGGTGGGCTAGAGTAAGACAAGAACAGATTAAAAAATTAGAAAAAGAGTTATTAGATAATGGCTTAATGCCAAAAGATTCTAAGATACTAGGAGTTAGCAATCCTAGAAGATCACCTCTTTCTGGAGATGAGGGGTCAAAGTCTGCACTAGAGGTTATGTCAGTTATGGGAGACTTAAATTATGACAAATTACATCTTCAAAGAATTAAAAAAAGTTTTGGCAAAGACCAGGGAATTACATCAGAACATGTACTTCCATACGAAGCATGGAAACAAAATGCTGATTTTAATTTATATCAAGCAGTAGCTGGAAATAGAGCTTCTAACCTTTTTACAGTAAATATGGAAAGAAAGCTTTTAAGATTTAATAAAGAAAATTTAATGCCAGACACATATCCAAAAACTCAAGCAGAAGCAGATCTTAGACTTAAAAAATTATTACAAATAACAGGATACCCTAGCGTAGAAAAACTTCTTGCATCAGTAAATCAAATTGAAAGCGGACTTATGACCCCTGGTCTAAGGTCAATTCTTGCTTTTGCAGAAGCAACATTAACTAAGAAATCTTTGACAAGAAATAAAGGAGGAGAAATTCCTGGAAAGTTTGCACAAAGATTATTTGGCGGAGGTAAGCCACTGTTCCTTGGTATGCCTAAAACTATTAAACAAGTTGAAGCACAAAGAGCAGCAAAGGCTGCTATGGAAAAAGCAAGTCAAGCAGTCAAGGACTCTAGATTTAACAAAACACCAGTAACTGATTATGATGGACTCCTAGAGCCTACATCTGGAAGAAGCTTCCCAGTAGCTGGCATTGGTGGCGTATATGGTAAAAATGGAGAAAAAGTTTTTGTTAAACCTGTATTAGATGAAAAAGCAGCACTTGCTGAATTAAGGGCAACAGAGATTGCTCGTGAAGTACATGGGCTACAAACACCTAATCAAAAAATTGTTGTAATGAGAGACCCCACAGATCCAAAAGGAGCTAGAACGCTACTGGCTTTGGAGTCTAAGTATAACCCTGCTATAGGAAATCAAGATGGTAAATTTACAACAGATCAATATTTTAGACAACTTGTAGCCTCTGCATTGCGTGGAGATAAAGATTTAGGTAGAGGAAATCTTTCAGGAAACATTCTTGCTGACGTAGGCCCAGCAGGAGTATTTGCAACTGCATCTGGGCAAAGAGATTACTCTGCAACTATGCCTTCATTTAAACATCAGGCAATGGTTAACTTGATGGGAGTAAAGGGCAGTGGTGCAAAGAAGTTCTTTGCCGAAGCAACATCGGATATTCCAAATGGAATGACAGCAGATCAATACAATGAAAGAATGTTACAAGAAATTGAATCTGCTCTTCCAAAATTAAAACAAACAATAGGTAGATTTGATTTAAATTCTGAAGAAAAAGTTATTTACAATGCAATGATACAGAGACTTTCAGACGCAAGAAAACAGTCGTATAGAGATTTACACGGAATACATTCATCACTAAAGATGGCACCAGAAAAGACAATGACCCCAGCAGCAATTGCAAAAATGATTGCAGCAGATGAATTAAAGCGTAGACAAAAAGGACACTCGGCAAGCCTTTCAGACAATGCATTTAAGACGGAAGAAAATGGTTTTATGGCAGGTGGATTGATTGGAAATATTCTAAAAGGCAAGGCTATGCATAGAATAGGTGCAGGGTTTGGTCCTACAGGAGCACCTAAGCCAAGCATGTACGAGTCAGCACCATGGGGTGTAAACTCATTATCAATTCAAATGGCTGAGACGCTATTTGCAAATACTGGTTTAAGAAAACATACTCAAAAATTATTCTATGATAAGTTTGCCGCAGCGTTAGCAAAAGAAAAGCCTTATGGTTACGTTAAAGATGCACAAGGATCTTTAAAGAATGCACTTGAGCCAGACGTACTAGACTCTGTTATTAGGTCTGCCGCATCCGATATGATAGGAGACAGAGCCGTACTAACGCAGCTATCCCCTATTGATAAAGACATATTGCGAAAGAAATTTTTAAATTGGGAATCTAAAAAAGATACCCCGCTTACAGAATCTTTAAAGCAAGTTATATTTGGATTAGAAAAAAGAGAAATGGGTGGACCAGTTAATGCTGGGCAGCCCTATGTTGTTGGAGAAAAGGGGCCAGAGCTATTTGTTCCAAGAAATTCTGGCGGCATAATTCCAAATAAATCTTCAATGGCTCAAGGATATAATGCTGGTGGACTTATTAAAATGATGTTGATGCAAATGCTTGGAGCATATGGCGGTCAAGCATTAGGAAAATCAACTGGAATTCCTGGCGGAGATATGGTTGGAATGATGCTTGGATCCATGCTTGGAATGGGAACAACGGGAGGCGGTGCAAAGACTCCAATAACTCAAAAGGGAATACTTAAAGCACCTATAGGTGCAACTAAAGCAGTTGAGGGTATTTCTGTTAATGGAAAAGATCTAAGAGTTTTAACAAACTATGGAACTAAACTAGAAGCTCTTTCTGCAAGCACAAATAAATTTGCAAAATTTGGCGGATTTGCTCTAAAGGCAGTAACGAGATTAAACCTTGGAGTTGGTGCAGCAACCTTAGCAATAGGATTTGCAATTAAAAAATATAGAGAGCATCAAGAAAGCATGCGATTAAATGCACTTGGCTATGGAATGACCGCAGAAGCTGCACAAAAAGCAGGACTTAAGTTTACTAATTTTAACGATAAGATTAAAGAAGCAATTGATAATGTAAAGGCTCTAAAAGAAAGAAACACTCTTTTATATGAAAGCATGAAGGGGTCAGGAACTCCTCTTAATATTACTATTGAGGAATATAAGAAGCTTAAAAAAGAAGTTAAGGATAATTATTCTGATCAAGTACTATTAATTAATAAAACAAGTGTAGATGAACAGTCTGCTCTTGCAGTAAGATTAAAACAGCAACTAATTGCAATGGGCCTTTCTGCTGAAGAAGCAAGTAAGAAGATATATGCAATGTATGCTGCGTCTAAGTTTGCATCCAGTGCTTCTAAATACACAGTAAACTCAGATGACTTTAATGCAATTAAAGATTCTGCTACAGCTGCAATTTCTGCAGTAAAAAGTTTAAATAAAGCAATGTTGACTGATCGTGACCCAACAGAACAAGCAAATCAATTAAATACCACAATGATGGCCATATCAACCGATGTAGAAAAAAGAGCTGCAGATGAAATTAAAAAGCAGAGAGCCCTATACGCCAAAGAGGGAAAATATTTTTCTACTGGAGATGAAAAGCAAATTAGGTATGACGCAGAACTTTCCGCAATAGAAGCAATTAATAAAGGGGTTAAGTCACAGGCTGTATTAACCAAAGAGGTTGTAGACGAGTTGGCTAAAGTAGACCCAGCTATAAGGCAAATAGTTAACGAACAAGATACAGGATTGTCCCTATGGCAAAAAACAAGAATTCAAGTAAAGGGCTACACAGGAGACCTAAAAGCATTAACTGCTGCTCAAACAAATGATCTTTATAATCTACAGATCACACTAGGAAAAGCAATAGAGACTGCTAATAGGGCCAAGGGCGGTGCTTTAGAAAAGCAGTACGCCAAGCTAGATAAAGATAAAGAGCGTCAAAAGGCTTATGAAATAGCAGTAAAGGGACAAAGGGTTGCGGATCAAATCTCTGATAGAGAAAAAATGTCTGCTCTTCAAAAACAAATTGATCTTAACAATAAACTTGCAGACGCTAGAATAAAGGCATTAAATGCTGCAAAAGAAGAAGGCGACATAGCAAGAGAAATTGCTAAAAAGCAGGCTGAGTATGATGCTGCAATGGCAACAGGAAATACAGCAGGTATGCAGCAAGCAAGTCTTGACATGGAAGGCCTTTTATCTCAACAGCAGTTTAACTCACAAGTTAAGGCAGAAGAAAATGCAAGAGATGCTAAGAATGCTCCATTATTAAAACAAATTGAAGCAATGCAAAAGAAGCAGCAAAAGATGTCAGACAATGCTGCCCTTGCAGGAGAAAAGTTAGGCGACCTTACAAAATCAATTGCAGATCAAGAATCTGCAATAGATGAAGTAAACACTGCAATGCTAAATTGGGAGATTGAATTATTAAAGCAGCCAGCACAAGAAAGAGCACAGTGGAAAGCAGGTGAGCAATCACAAAAAATGCTTTCTGCTGTTGCAAAGGCTGCAGAGACTGCAGGGATTAAACTAGATGGACTTAAGGGTCTTGATTTAGCAAAAGCACTTACAGACGGATTACAAAATAATCTAGGCAAAGTTTCAAGCATAACTGTTGGCGGAAACGTTGCTATATATGTCGACGGCCAAAAGTTTGACATTGGCAAAGGCGGAGAAGGAACAAGAGATAACCCATATTCTGCTGGAACAGTGGCCGAGGCAGTAAATTCTGTAAATCAAAATAGATCATTACCAGAAAAACTTAAAATGGGAGCAGCGCAAGCAGCAGGATTAGCAAGAAAAGGTCAAACAAGTTTTGACTCCTTAAACTGGAGCACCACAATGGGAGCATATAGCGATAGACAAATTGTTAAAGACTATGCTGAAATGATGGGATACACAAAAGGAACTTTCTTTAAACTTCAAAATGCAAATGGTTCTTATTCTCACTTTAAGGTTTCTGATGATAAGGGTAATGTCATGATGGTTAGTCCGCCAAAACTAGCTGCTGGCGGACAGGTACCTGGATATTCAGAAGGATCAGGCGGCAAGGTAATAGGAGCGGGAACATCTACATCTGATTCAATTCCTGCAATGCTTTCAAATGGAGAGTATGTAGTAAGATCATCTGCTGTTAACCAATACGGAGTTCCATTTTTTGATGCAGTAAATGCACAAAAGTTTCATACAGGCGGAAAGGCTGGACACAAACATGGATCTAGTTCACCAACAATGCCAAATCCATTTGGAATGGGAATGGAATGGTTCGGTAAAACTTTATCAAGTGCTGCAAATTCTGTAGTTAAGAATGTATTAGGCTTTGATCTCACAACCCCATTTAGTAAAAAGTCTAAGATGGAACTTCTTTCGATGGCCTTATTGCCAGTTGGCGGTGGGGCAGGAAAGGGAATATCTTCCTCCGTACCTAAAGTAGCGGGAGCAGTTTCACATTTTACACCAGAAATGAAATCTTTCGGTATGGCAGACATTGATGCTAAGGCAATGCAGGCTTTATCAAAGATGGATCTATCTTCAATAAAAATTCCAGAAACTGGAATTAGCTTTAACCCATCATCTGCTAAGGCTGCTCTTGAAGGATTAAAAGAGGGAGTAACTTCTTCCTCAACTTGGGAAATTATTCAGGCACAAAGAGAAACGCTATTAAAAAAGAAATATCCAAAAATTGATTTTTCTGATGTTACAAAGTTTAATGAATACTATGCAAAAGAATTTTACAACTTGCTTCCAGACGAAGCCATTAAGTTATTTAAGGGAGTAAGAGGAACAGCAGGAGATGCCTGGAGAACTGGTCAAAAAGATCTAGGTACTTATTTTTCAACTAACCCGCATATAGCCGCACTCTATAGCGCAATGATAGGTAAAGCAAAAATTGGCGAAGAGCTTCCAATGTTTGCAATTGATAAAAAAATATCCGAGCTTAGAAATTTCCTAGGTGAAGGGGCAATAAGAAATGGCTCTGCACAAGGTAGCATGGAGTTCCCACAAGTATTGGGTGGAAACGATCTGTTAAAGATGTTGCCTAGTATATATTCATTGCCAGGACAAGTTTATGGGCAAATGTTTGGAGCTACAGCAACATCATTAAAAAAGATAAAGAATTTGTGGCCTTCTGGTTTTGCAGATGGAGGATATGCAAATCCAACATACTCAAATAAAATGTCTATACCTAAGTTCGAATCTGGTATAAATAACGTTCCCGCTGACATGCTTGCCATGCTTCATAAAAATGAAGCAGTGTTCCCAGCTAATATGAACCCTTTTAATCCAAACGCTAATAATGCTACAATGGGAGCAACATATAATATTACAAATAATATTAACGGATACGACGGAGATCTAAATCAATTGTCAAGAATGGTAACACAACAGACTATAACGGCTATAAAGACCATGGATAATAGAACAACCTCGTCCCTTGGTCCTCAAATGAATGTAGGTATAATCTAATGAGCTATCCATTAACATTACCAGTAGGATCAGTATTATATTTTGATACAGGAACAGACTTAGTCAATCCAACATGGACTAAAATGTCTGAGCATAATAGAGGGCCTATAAATCTTGATTTAAATAGAATTGAAAAGACTCAAAGAATGTCCAATGGATCTTTAAGAAAAATATGGATTGCTGACAAAAAAGAAATATCTTCATCTTGGAACGCATTGCCAACCTACGACACCCTAACGGTTGATGGCGGAATGGGCGCAGCCGACCTAAGATATTTTTATATGAATAAAGGCAAAGGCACATTTAAAATTAAAATTTCCTATAATTCTGTTCAATCAAGAGATGAAATAATTACAGTTTCGTTTACATCTTGCACCTTTGCAATATCTAAAAGAAACGTTAAATCTTCTTCAGCCTCAGTCCCACAAGAATTTTGGGATGTTTCTCTTTCTTTAGAAGAGGTATAATGATATCTGTATCCACAAATACATCCAATGCCCTAAATAAGTCGGTTAACGTCTCTATGACCAACGGGTGTCATATTGAGTATAATATGAACGATCTTATCTCAGGAGCCTCTGTAACGGCCCCAGAAGGCGTTATAACGGCATCTCTTACGGCTCCAGCAAGCCAGGGAGGGTACACATACAAGCCATTTGAGAAGCTATTTCCAATAACAAGCATTATTGATCCAAGAAGGCCAAAAGGCGCTGGAGTTCAATATATGATCTTGGGAGATCCTAGCGTAGCAACAACTCTTACAAGTGGGGCGGGAAGCTCAAAGACATATGCGTCTACAAAAGAATTTACTAAAAGACTATATTTCTCTAGTACAAAGACTGCATATAAATATTGGGTAACCCCCAAAGCGTCTGGAACAATATTAACAAATTGTATTTTAACTGTTTCGTATCCAGCAATTAAGACTGCGGCTGCTAATAAAATTGTTATTAAATTTGAAACATCACACTCAAAGCCAACCTCATGGAATGTAAAACTTTTAAGTCTATCTGGAGCAGAGTCCGTAATATATACTGGGACAACTTGTCCAGACTCAGGAGTGGTTAATTTATATTATAATGGCACATCATGGTCTGCCACAGAGCCTAGTACTGTTGCACCTGGAGTAGATTTAAGTGGATTAAAATTACAGATAAATACAATAGATACCTCTGGTGGATATTTAGGCATAATTGAAATATCAGCAAGATTAGTAAAGGATGTTACTGAAGTTCTTGAGTCATTTAATATATTTCAAAACTCATCTGATTCCATTACTGGTCTTGTCCCCGTTGGCGATGTTACGGCTAACTCATTAAGATTAAGTTTAAACTCATACGATAAGTCTTATGAAAATTATGATAAGGTAAACCCTTTCAATAAAGCAAAATTAAATTTATATAAAAATATAACAATCAGACCATTTGTATTTGTTGAATCAGAAAAGATTAATTTGGGAACATTTTATCTTGATTCTTATGAAGTAGATGAATTTGGAGAAGTTTCAATTAATGCTCTAGATGGAGCAAGAGAGCTTCAATACATTAAGCCACCAGATATTGTAACAAAGGATATGTCTTCTGTAGCAATTATTAGAAGAATGCTTGACTCAGTTGGATTCACAAATTATAAATTTAATTTAGTAGAAAATGATAGTTCAATTGTATCACCGTTCTATTGGTTTACAGATCCTAAAAAAACAGTATGGCAGCACATACAAGATTTATGTAAAGACACACAGATGATTGCTGTATTTGATAATAATGATATATTACAATTTTATCCAAGAGGATATATTTTTGATAAAACTAAGTCCCCGAATCTTTCTTTTAGATATAATAACACTACTGATGGAAAGCTTGCCAATATATCTTCAATAGCAATTGAAAATGTTCCTTCAGTAAAAGCTATAAAAGTTATGTATAGTCCACAAATTACATCTAACTACGATGGCGATTCAGATAATTTATACACATCTCCAGTTGTAATTTTAGGAGCAGCTGCACTAGTCGCAGACCTACCAGCAGTGGCAACTCCAGAAACAGACGCTCCACTTGGAGTGCTTAAGTTATCACCAGTTCAAATATCTGGTCAAGCAAAACAATTATATTCTTATACAGGATATTTAGTTTTAGGAAAAGAAATTATTGAGTATGATGCAATTCAGTATGTATACGAACCAATTTCTGGTACTCCTACAGTTGCTTATAAATGGATAACATCTGAATCTGATGTTCAAGCTAACCAGGGTTTATCAAAGCCAGGGACCTTCAAGGCAACTGGAAAGTATAGAATTAAAAAAAGAAATGCTTTTGATGTAGTTCCAAGCACAGATACTGCATCGCTAACGCATAGCTCAGATACATCATCTCTACAAAACTTGTGGGATGGCAAAGAGTGGGATTCTGTTGCTGGTACATTTGTAGATAATTCATCTGTATTTACACTAAAGGATGTTATTGTAAAAGATGAAAATGGAAAAGATTTAGCAAATCCTAATAATCTTTTTACCAATATTCCAAAATCAATGATGACTATATTTGCCCCAACTGTTCAAACAAAACCAAATGCAACTGATTCAACGTTAACAGACTATATACAAAATACTAAATATAGTATTGCGACTACAACTGCTAAGTATTCAAAATCAGATGGGTCCGTAAGCGATAACTTTGTAATTGGAACAAGCATGTATTTCCCTTTGATAAAAAGCCCAACCACGGGTAGAGCAACTGGAGAGCAAAGAACAATTGCTGGTTTAGCATTTTCATTAAGCTCAGACAATAAAAGCGGATACTATTTATCTATTGCAACATCACAAAATACAAATGCTGATAAAGGCTTTAGAGAAATTAATCTTTATAAAATTGTTAATGGGAAGCCAGTCAAAATGTCTGACTCTCAAAAAGAAACAGACGGAACAATTATAACTGGATTAAGTGGAGGAAGGCTTTATAGGGCAGATATTCGTGCTAACTATTCTATCCCAACAGGCGGAACCAACAAAGTTTTAACTCTTAGAATTGCTATAAATAATAAGACATTTGTGGTGGTTGATGAAAACCCAATTACTATAACTCAAAAGGTAGGGCTTATATCTCTTCAGGGTGTTGCAGCTTTTGATTATATATATACATCAGCAGTTGATATTAAAGAATTTACTGCAGATAAGCAGTTTGATCCATACAAAGGATTTTTGGGCGGAGAGTCTGCAATAACTAAAACTTTTGGAGATTTTATATTTAATCAAAAAACACAAACAACAAACTCTGCCTGGATTCAAGAATTTGGACCAGTTGCTAGAGAGCTTAGAAGAATTCAAACAAGATATACAACTCCAGGATTTCCTCTATATCCGCAGCTAGTAAACAATTCGGATGTAACAATTGCTGGAGCATCAATAGACTCATTCTCAATGGACGTATATGTTTTAAATAACACTGGAACGTTTACAGACCTTGCTAACAATGAAGCAAAGCAATTTGTGGTTGTTGGAAACTCTATTGTCTCTTCTGATTCATTTGAATATATAGACCCACTTTTAAGCGAATCAGATAAGCAAGAACAGATAGGATTTGATTCCACCTGGATTCAGAAGGAGTCGGAGGCAAGGGAGCTGGCCAAATGGATGACAGATCAGTGGTCAAAGCAGCAAAAGGTTATATCTATTCAGACTTTCTTAAATCCAACTATTCAAATTGGTGATGTTGTAGAGGTTTCATACCCAAGCAACGGACTTTATTCATCTGAAGATTCACCAATACCAGCTGGATTTACGGCTAATAAATTTGTTGTATTATCAATAGATAGCACATATGATAAGGATTCTCCACCAACAACATCTATATCTTGTAGATCGATTTATACATAGGAAATGGTAAAATGTAAATATGAGTAACGTACAGAAACCAGCATCGGCAACAGCAAAAGTAAAAAAGCTATTGCTATTTCCAGGCGACCCATTAATTAAAACATTAAAGCCAGATTATTATGTAATTGTAGATCCTTCAACGCTTGATGTAATTTTTGATTCAGGAATCAATCCAGATGAGAACCCAGAAGATGATAGCCCAGATAAAAGTGACGATTCTGATGGATATGTTAATTCATTAAAAGCTCCGATGCTATCGGATATAAGTTTAGTAAGTAAAAAAATGATTACAGATAAAAATAAAAATCAATATATTGAATTTGTTTTTAATGTTAAAAATAGCGCTGGAGAAACAGTGATAGGGGTAGAGGCATATGGACAGTAATATTAATGTTTTTGGCGAGTATATATTTTATGAAGACAATAAAGAAATATACAGAAGTAAAAATCTTTTAACAAAATTTGGTAAAAGATACTTAACGCAGTATCTTGCTGGACAGTCTAATTCATCATTAAAAGATATAGCGATAGGAATTAGCCCTGTTGCTGCAACGGTTAATGACACGCAACTAGGTTTTGAGTTTTATAAATCCCCAGTAACAATGAACAGTATTGATATTCAAACAGACTCTACAACTGGAGTAAGTACGTATGGAGTAATTCATAAAACAACATTGCCTGTAGATGTGACTGGAATAATTAATGAAGTTGGATTATTCCCAAGCGTGTCTTTATCAAGCACTGACTACGCAAGCAACTCTATTTCTACTTTTGAAGACAACCAAAGCTGGACAGATTCTACGGGAGATTTTGCTACTGTGGTAACAACCCCACTTCCAAAAATTGGAACATACTATCTTTCAATCGGCTCAACGACATCCTCTTCTAAAGAGTTTTTTTATAACTTTAACTTAGACATTTCTGGGTATAGCGCTTTGGATAGTTTAACATTAGCATATCGACAAACAGATTTAAACCTAGACTATGTATTTGTTAGAACATACGATTCTAATAATAATTATTACGAAATAAGATATCCTGGAGACTTATCAGTTGGAGACAAGATTAAGTCTTTGACTTTAAATAGTCTTTATAGCAGTGGATATGGATCAGGCTCTCCAGATCAAACATCTATTGTTAAAATTTCAGTAGGAGTAAAGGCAAAGTCAACAGGAGCAACATCGGTTTTATTTGATGGCTTAAGAATTAATGATGAAGATTCATTTAGGACAGATTATGGAATGATTAGCAGATCAGTTCTTGCAAATCCAATTACAAAATCTTTAGGAAAGCAAATGATTATAGAGTATAGAATTGGGTTGAATTTTTAAATGGTAAGAAGATATGATGATTCGGGTGGAATTCCAGCAGATTTAGAAAAGAATCTAGATGCTGCCGCAGCCTCTGCTGCTGCAGTAAGCAAATCTTCATATACAAAAAAAATACAATTGCCACTTGTAGACAATAAAAAATATAAATTTTATTTTACTTATTTACATCAAGATCCTGATACAAAAGAAGTTAAAGAGAGTGACAGATCCCCTGTATGGACAGAGTCTTTTACTATACCAAATTTAACAAAGCCAGTAAAAAATTTAATTCTAACACCAGGATCTCAGTCCTATGGAGTTAAATTCGATTTAGATTCTGAAAGTATACAAGAAGATATTGTTATATTTGAAAGCTTCACAAGTAATTTTGCTACACAAAATATTGTTTACGTTGGAAACTCAACAAATGTTACAATCTTAACTACTGGAGCCACAGCATTTACTCCAAGATGGGTTAAGGTTAGAAGCAGAGATAAGTGGAACGATCAAAACATATCAGATGCAACTGCAGGTCCAGTAACACCATTTAGTGCAGATGTTGATACAACATATACAGTTGAAAATCCAACCAGCTCATCTGCAACTGCATCAATTGATCCAAAAGACTTAAGTGGATTTAGTCTTGTTTCAACCATAAACTGGGTACAGTCTACAAATATTAAAACAGCAGGATATGCAATAAGATGGTCAACAGACAATCCATCAATAGTAACAGACCCTTTGTGGGAATACGCATCCGTAAGCGGAATCACAACAACTTCTTTTACTGTAACGGGCTTAATACCAAATACAACATATTATTATCAGGTTGCATCAACAACACCTTATGATGTCGTAAGTTGGACAGGGTCTGCAAGTGGAACATTTATTGCTTCAGATGCAGATGGAACGGCAGCTGGCGCTCTGGCAAGACTTAAATCTTTTATAGCAATAGGTGGAGCGTCACAAGACTTATTTAAAATAGGAACAGGTATTACGCAGGGAATTAATTTAAGTACAGATCCAATTGTAAGTCCAACACTAACTTCAGGAACCTACCATGGAATTATATTAAATAAATCAACAACAAATGTTGGAAATAACTTTTGGCTTACTACTGGACAGTTCAGGGTAGGTAATCCAACAGAGTTTATGTACTGGAACGGAACAAACCTATACCTAACTGGAAATGTTAATGCAACAGGTGGTAAATTTACAGGTAACGTTCAGCTTGCAATTCCAGCAGGTGCAACCACAAGCGGTACTTTATATGCTGGGGCAAACCCAACATCAGGAGCAAGAGTAAGACTAAGCAGCGAAGGAATATTTGCTTATAATTCTACAAGTACAAATAATACAACTGGTCTAACATTTTCTTTGCAGCAATCAAATGGACAAATAGATGCAAGGGAAGGAACAGTCGGAGGATGGACTTTAGCAACAACTGGGCTATCTTCATCTAATACAAAAATTGAAAGTAGCGGCAACATAGTAATTGGAGACACTACTGGAACATTAGGATCTATTGTTCGGCTGAGTGCAACAGATCCATTTAGAATTTGGGTAGGATCCCAATCATCTTCTAATGCTCCATTTAAAGTTTCTTCAGCTGGAATATTAACAGCAACAGGTGCCACAATAACTGGAAATGTTCAGATAACTTCAGGAAGCACATATGATTCAATTGTTGCCGCACAGCAAGCTGCCTCTTCAGCAAGCTCAGCAGCATCTACTGCAAATACTAATGCAACAAATGCTTTGACTACCGCTAATGGAAAAAATTCTATCTTTAGATCAGCTTCTACTCCTTCAGCACTAAAAGCTGGAGATATTTGGATTAACTGGAACGATGAAAATAAATTATATGTTGCAGAGGCGGCTGGAACGGGAAATTGGGTTTTATCAAGAGATGCATCAATATCATCTGCGGTAACAAGAGCAGATCAAGCATATGCAAAAGCTGAAACTGCTGTTGCAACCGCAAACGCTGCATACCCAGCTTCTAATTTTAGCAAATCAGCAATCCTTCAAGCAATTAACGCATCTACAAATGGAGCTACATTAAATGGAGGAGTTCTTGAAACTGGTACAGTACTTGCAGACAACGTTGTTTCTACATATGTTTACGCTGGCTATATATCAGCAGATAAAATCAATGCTGGAATTTTACAAGGAATTGAAGCAAGAATAACTACTGGAAAAATTGGTGGATTTACATTAGGAGGTGCTATTGGTGATCTTACTGCATCTACAAATCCAGATACTGGTGTCTACCCAAGAATTAAATTTGGAAATAAAATTTTATTAGGATGGGATGACGCAACTGATAATAACTATACGTTCAGAATTGGAAATCCTTACACTACAGTAACACGCAGATTTGCTGTTAACACAATTACAAACGTTAATAGAATTAAGGTTGATACAGATGACGCTGACTATGCTGCAGAGATAAGAAATATTGTTAGAGCCGTAGGGTTTAGGCACATGGGAAGCGGATTCGTAGCAGATTCTTCAAGAAGATTTAAAGAGAATATTGTTGAGATGCCCAAGACTTTTTATGAAAGAATTTTAAATGTTCCCATAAACTTCTTTACATATAAAAACGATGTTCAAGATATACCAGAAGCTATGTGGGGTACACACAATTTTGGTCCAATCGTAGAAGATATGGAAGAGGCTGGACTTGGTTTATTTGTGGAAAGAAATCTTGATGGACTACCCTCCGCATTTAGAAATGAACAAAAGTATTCTTTGTTATTAATACCAATAGTCAGAGATATGAAATTAAAAATAGAAGAACTAGAGTCAAAGATATTAGAACTGGAGAGCAGATAGTGTTTAAATTTTGGTGTTCAATTTGTATAGACGACAAAGATCTTTATGCAGACTCCATAGACGACAACTGGGCGCATGCCGTATGTCCAGATTGCGGCTCTGCGTTAAAAGAAGAATTTTCAAGGCACAAGGGTATAACTGACGAAGAAATGACAACAGAGTCATATAGACAACGTCACGGGCTAGACAACAATACGCCATAATGGTATACTGTAAATCTATCAAGGAGATATAATGGAAAAAGCAGAATTAATTATAACTGCGCTGCAACAGCGTATAGGAGAGATTGTCTCACAATATGAGACTCAGATTGCTATTCTTCGTGCAGAAATTACACAGATGGCAGATCAAATAAATTCACAGGAAGTTCCAGCGGAACAAAACAAGGAGTAAATAATGGCTACGCTAAAATCAACTAATATTAATTCTGGAGACCCAGTAACAGCAGATGTTATTAATAATATTATATTAGATCTAAATGAATTAAATAAATCTACAGCAGCATCATTTTCCCTCACACTCGGAAGTACTGGTGCAGGAACTGGTAACGGAAATACAACTGTTTCTCAAAAGGTATATAGCACAACAGTTTCTAATGTTTCTGTAGATCCTAGCAAAAAGCCTTCAGGTAAAGGTTCATGGACATTTCCCGCTAAAGCTTTTACGCAAGCCCCTAAATGTTGGATTCAGGTTAACACTAATGGGGTAAGCCTAACTGAAGCTCAGTTAAGAGTTCATCCAGTTATTACATCTATCAGCACAACAAAAATGACATTTGAAGTTAGAAGTGGAAATGGCGCTGCTTCAGCAAAAATGAATTTTGATATTTTTGCAGTAGAGTAAAATAAATATAATATACTATTGACAAGCTAAACCGATATGTTACAATTACTGTAACATCAAAGTCACGTATCCGTGACTTTTTTATATATTAAGGTAGACAATGAGTAACGATTTAAAATGGATGATATCATCCGACCAGCAGTTTCCGTATCAAGATGACAAGATGATTGCCCTGTGGTTTAAGGTGATGAAGTGGTTTAAGCCAGATGTCGTTGACTACCTTGGTGATACAGATGATCAGGCATGCTATAGCAAGTACACGGAAGGCAGATCAGCAGAATTTTTAAATTTTCATAAAACAGACAGCAAAGATTTAATTGTACCAATGATGCGCCACGAGGCAAAAGGTGCTAGAGATTTTTATGCCAAGACAAGAGATATGCTTCCAGACGCTCAACTTTTTTCTGCATTAGGAAATCATGATGTTCGTATTTTTAATTATGTTGATGCAAAGCTTCCAGATTATATTAATGAAGTAACACCAGAAGCGCTATGGAGTTTAGATTCTTTAGGCTATGAGTATATTCATTATAATGAATTGCCTAAGCGTCGATTTGGAGACATCCACGTACATCACGGACTTTCAATTGCGGCAACTGGATCTGTTCGTAAAGATATGGAAGATCTACAGGTATCATTAATTAGAGGGCACTCACACAGAATTGCTTCGCATCTTGTTACTTATGAATTAAGAAACGGCGGAGAAGGAGAAACACTTCGAGGCTATGAACTCGGACACATGTGTGATGAAAAGGGCCCAGGAATGAAGTACATGCAGCACCACGACTGGCAAAAAGGATTTGCTATCGCACATATTGTCAATGATTATCCACATATACAGATGATCCACGTAGCGCCTGATTATTCATGCGTTGTTGACGGGAAGCTGTTTACACTATAATGTGGTGCAGAAAATGCGGTGGTAGAGTTTTTGTAGATAGAGTTTTCTCACAAAAGCTTCATGTAGAGGTATTCTGTATTCTATGCGGAAAAAGAAGTATGATTAATAAAGAGACGAGTGCTTTCGGTAAATGGCTAGACAAAAAAGAAACAGCAAACTCAAAAAATTACGGTATTTCTTCTTAAACGATAAACTACATAAGGTTTTGAGGTCATCAAGGGCTAAAGATGAATTAGTTGCTTGGTGCTATCCAGATCATAAAAGAGTTATGTACTCATACTCTCAGGTTGAAAAGCATATGGAAAATGCCTACAGCATGAAAGATGTTTCTTCTCTTTTAAATAAACACACAGTTACTCTTCATGATTATATTTTAGAGGGGAAAATTAAAGCCCCGTCAAAAATGTACCCTATAGGTGATCCAGAAAACAAACATTGGTCTAAATATATGTTTAGTCAAAAAGATATTTTAAGCCTTCATGAGTTTATATTAGACTCAGGACATTCTAAAAACGTTCCATCAAGAGCAGAATTATTGGGTCTTTTCAAACACAACATTATATTGTATACTAAGACAGACAGCGGATTTGTACCAGTGTGGAAGGCGGATTGATGACAAGAACTATTACTTGCCCTACCTGCGGAAAGCAATGGGAGTTACGTTGGGGCATATTCGCCCATGATAGTTTATCTAGACATATGAAGGAGCACAAGTGACAACGAGAGTTAAGGTGGACCTGTCGTTCACACGCAATTTAGGAAACTTTGAAAGCATTAAGATTGGTGTAGGCGTAGAAGATGATCTGAGAGCTGGAGAAAATGTAGATACAGCTACAGAGAGAGTTTATAAGTTTGTTGAAAATAAACTTATTGAAAAAACTCGTGAGGTGGAAGAAGAGTTAAAAAGTGGCAAGTGAAAAACAGCCATATGTTTTAATTGGTTTATATTTATCTTTGTATAAAGAAAAGTATAATAAAACAATTACAATAAACAAGTTTCGTGAAAAATGGGCAATGCAGGATGTCATCGATAGCGTTGGATTTGACCGTGCTAAAGAACTTTTGATATACTACTTTGCAACAAATAAAAACGGACATCCGTTAAACTTCTTTTATAATAATTTTGATAGAATAGATGTGCTTAATAAAGAGATTCAAAAAGATAAGATTAATCGTAGCAGATTGCTAGACGAGACCAAGAAGATGGTAGAAGGCGAAGAATGAATACAGAAGCAACGTTAATTTCTGCCGTATGTAAAAATAAAGATATCAGTACACTGCTTGCAGACAATGTAGATGAGCTGTTTACATCCCATAGAGATATTTGGGAAAGTCTTAAGAGTTACTATTATAAATTCAAGGCGGTTCCAGAAGCTGGCATTCTTGTAGAAAGACATAAAGATTTTGAGCCCGTAGATGCCAAAGCAGAAACAGGATACTACCTAGATCAACTAAAGAATGAGTTTATATCTAATAGACTAAAGTCTATTTTAATTCGTGGTGGCTCCGCTCTTAAAGAAGATGCAGCATCACGAGTGCTTGCAAAACTGCAAAGTGATCTGGCTGGACTAAGCAGGTTTACAAATAATGTAAGAGACTTAGATATCATTGATGTTGAAAGTGCAGCAAGACACTATGAGTCTGTTAAAGAACGTTCAGCGGTAATGGGTGGAAGCCCAGGAATCCTAACTGGGTTTAGCGCTATTGATAAAGCATATCCTACTGGAATGGCTCCAGGACATTTGATTGTTGCTATTGGTTGGCCAGGAAAAGGTAAGACTTGGTTTACTTCATACTTAGCATGTAAAGCGTGGGAACAAGGCTTTAAGCCAATGATTGTATCTCTTGAAATGTCTCCAGAAAATATGCGTGATCGTATCTTTACAATGCTTGGATCTGGAATATTTAAAGCAAGCGATTTGTCAAAGGGTGATGTAAATATTGACGACTTTAGAAATTGGGGAAATAAAAAGTTTGAAGGTAAAGGTAGTTTTGTATTAATTTCAAATGAAGGTGCAGCAGAAGTAACACCTGCAACTATTCAAGGTAAAATTGATCAACATAAACCAGACCTAGTTATTCTTGATTACCATCAATTGTTTAATGATAATAAGCGAAGCAATTCTGAAGTTGAAAGAAATAGAAATGTTTCTCGTGAATTTAAAATGCTTGCAGTATCTAACAATATTCCAATCATTGATATTACAGCGGCTACAGCAGACGATGTATCCGATCAAGATAATCCACCTATGATGTCTCAGGTGGCATGGTCTAAGGCTATTGAATATGATGCAGACATGGCGCTAGCTGTTCATAGATATCCTCAAACAAATATGATTGAAATTGTATCTAGAAAAAATAGACATGGGCATGACTTTAATTTCTACCTAGACTGGGATATCAATCGTGGTATCGTCAAGGAAATTTACGAGAATCCGTTTGATAATGAATCACAAACCGATAAAAAGATTTCAAGTAAGGGTTGAGTTTGCTGACGATTCTGGTATACCTAGATTAAAATACCAGTACGAAAGCATGCTTACCCATGATATGAGAAGTAAAGGATATGCCAGAGTACTTGACATAGACACTAGCTTTTCGATAGAATTTGATGGACAAACGTGGGTGTTCTTAATGACGCTTTACGGAGTATATGTAGGAAAGAAGAAGGCATGGCAATCAGAGGGCATAACGCAAGGGAAGTTAGTTCCACGCAGTATGCGCCCAACCACATCAAGTCAATTGTAAAAAGTCTTGGCCTAGATGTAGTTGCGGAGCCTGGTAATGAGGTAATGTTTTATTGCCCATTTCATTCTAATAGACATACGGCATCTTGTTGCATAAATAAAAGCTCAGGGGCCTGGCTTTGCTTTAATCCTTCATGCGGAGAATCTGGAACATTAATAGAATTAGTTAAACGTGTTATGCATAAAAATGATTTTGAAGCTATGAGATTTATTTCAGCTCAAGAAACAGAAGTCTTAAACAACTTTGACGAAATGATGGCTGGTATGTTTGAAGAAAAGCCAGACTTTGAAGAGTTTGATAAAGATACATTGTTAAAATTATCTCAAGATAGATCTAATAGCACAGAGGCCTGTAATTATTTTTTATCTCGTGGAATCAATAATGAATCAATGGATTATTTTGAATTAGGATATTCGGCAAAACAAAATATGGTTACGGTTCCAGTACATAGTCCAGACGGTTTGCCAATAGGTATTGTGGGAAGATCAATTGAGGGTAAATCTTTTAAGAATAGTACAAACTTGCCAAAGAGCAAGACTCTATTTAATATTCACAGGGCAAAAAAAGTTGGCAGTAATGTTATTATTGTTGAATCTAGTTTTGATGCAATACGTGTTCACCAGGCTGGCTTCCCAAATGTTGTTGCCACACTTGGAGGATTTTTATCTACTGAGCAGCATAATATATTAAATAGGCATTTTAGTAAAATAACTATAATGACAGACGCAGATTTGGCTGGCAGAGAGCTTGGCTTAAGCATAGCCAATAGATTAAAAAATAAAGACCTCTTGTGGGCTTCTTATGAATATGGTAAGATATACCCTCATGATGCAAAAGATGCTGGCGATATGACCGAAGAAGAGATTAAAGCCTGTATTAAAAATTCTGTATCCGATATAGAATACAGATCCTGGAACTCGTGATATAATAAAAATACAGATGGATATATACCATCAACTACTAAGGAGAATATATGAGTATAGTAAAGGGTCTAAAAGACCTCAACAAAGCGCTAGACAAGCCTAGCTATAGTGGCGGAGATGAAAACAAAGGCCGTTGGTTAAAGGTCGAAGATGGTGAAAGTGTAAAGATTCGATTCTTACAAGAACTAGATCCAGATTCACCAAACTATAATGATAAGCTCGGATGCGGATTTATTGCGCTAGAGCATACAAACCCAAAGGATTACCGTCGCAAGGCTCTTGATACAATGGAGTCTGAAGGCCGTGACTGGGCAAACGAACAACACCGTAAGGACCCAAAGGCTGGATGGAAAGCAAGAACACGCCTTTATATTAATGTCCTAGTTGACGATGGTAAAGAAGAGCCGTATGTTGCAATTCTTTCACAAGGTACAAGCGGAAAAACAATTACACCTACCTTGATTGAGTACGCTGGCGAGATGGGAAGCATCACAAATTTGATGTGGAGAATTAAGCGCAACGGATCAAAAACAGATACAAGTTATACAATTATCCCACTAGCAAAAGATGAGACCCCTTTCGACTCATCCAGTCTAGAGTTGTATGACCTAGAAAAAACTGCAGTTCGTCATGTTCCATATGCAGAGCAGGAAGCTTTTTATATGGGTGAAGGTGGACACGCAGAAGAGTCTTCAGCTTCTTCAAGTAGCGTAGACTGGTAATATAAATATAGGTGGGGTTAGTCTATTGACTAGCCCCACCTTATTTAGTAGAATACATAATATGATTTCATACGAAATTCCTGATCCATTTGAAACCTTTGTTGCTAATAAATACAAAGATTATGTTGGAGCAGTATATGATTTTTTTGCTAGAGAGTGGCATATGAAATGCGGTTGCTGTAAAGAAGAGTTATATGCACCAAATAAAAAAACTATGATAAAGATTAGACTGTATCATACTAGAAATGAATGCTTAGGCGGATACTAATGAGTTTTACACACTTACACGTTCACTCATACTATTCTTTAATGGATGGTTTAAATTCCCCTGCAGAGCTTGTCAAAGCCGCAAAAGATTCTGGACAGACAGCATTAGCAATAACAGATCACGGAACTCTATCATCTCATCGTGATATGCAGATAGCATGTAAAGATCAGGGTATAAAGCCTATCCTTGGAGTAGAAGCGTATATTTCGCCAACAGACAGATTTGATCGCTCCTCCAAAACAGATAAATCAATTCAGGCGTATAATCACATTATTCTTCTTGCTAAAAACAAGAAGGGCTTAGAGAATATAAATATTTTGCAGGAGCTTGCATGGAATGAAGGCTTTTACCATAAGCCACGTATTGATAGGGAGGTTTTGAGCTTATATGCGGAAGGTATTATTGTTCTTTCTGGGTGTCTTAATGGACTTATTAGTAAATGCATTGAACGCCAGGAATTCTCGGAAGCAAAACTTTTACTCAAAGATTTTAAAAAAACTTTTGGTGAAGACTTTTATATTGAGGTCCAGTCTCATAACCCACAAGAAACAAACTCGAAACTATTAGAGTTAGCTGATGAATTAAAAATTAAAGCGGTGGCAACAGGCGATGCACACTTTGCTAAAGAGGAAGACCGTGTATTAGAAGAAGCAATGCTTATTTTATCAACATCCCCTAAAATGGATAAGGATGCTGATTTTGACATGTCTAGAAATATCAAAGACATTAATGATAGATTAAACTATTTATATCCAGATCGCAGAATATCATTTCAAGACTATAACTTATTTATTCAAACTCGTGAAGAAATTCAATCTGATTTCGTAAAGTCTGGAATTACAAGAACAGATATATATGATAATACAATGGAGATTGCTAATAAAGTAGGTGAATATGACTTTAATCAGGGCCTAGACCTTCTTCCAGTCCCTAAAACAGATGCCGATGAAAGACTACGAGAGTTGTCTGAAAAGGGCTTAGAGAGGCTTCAGAAGGCCTCAGACCCAATTTATAGAGAGCGCCTTGAAGAAGAGCTTTCAGTAATTGCCTCAAAAAACTTTGCTTCCTATTTCTTGGTTGTGGCAGATATGATTAACTGGGCTAAAGATAATGAGATACGTGTGGGGCCAGGCCGTGGTTCTGCAGCAGGATCTTTAGTTTGCTATGCACTTGGAATTACAGATGTAGATCCAATTAAATATGACTTATTGTTTTTCCGTTTTATTAATCCAGAACGTAATGACTTTCCAGATATTGATACAGATTTTGAGGATCGCCGTCGTAAAGAGGTTAAAGATTATTTAAAGAAGAAGTTTAAGCACGTAGCATCTATATCAACATATACTTATTTTAAAGATAAGGGTGTTGTTAGAGATGCTGCTCGTGTATTTATGATTCCTCTTCAAGAAGTAAATCGTGCATTAAAATCAGTAGATACATTTGAAGACTTTATAGACTCTCCAAACACAAAAGAGTTTAGAACAAGATATCCTGAAGTTGTTTGGCTAGCAGAGAGACTTCGTGGACGAATTCGATCAGTTGGTGTACACGCAGCTGGAGTGGTTGTAGCTAAAGACGATCTTAGAAAATTTGCACCAGTCGAATCTAGAGAAGACGCACAGGATAAAGTTTCAGGAAGAATTCCAGTTGTTGCTTATGATATGGATACGGTTGCAGACATAGGTCTTATTAAACTAGATGCGCTAGGACTTAAGACCCTGTCTGTAATGTCCGATACACTTAAGTCTATTAAGTCAAGAACTGGTAAAGATATTAATTTGTCAGACCTATCTTTAGACGACCCAAAGGTTTATAAGATGCTTAGCGATGGATACACTAAGGGAGTATTTCAAGCTGAAGCAACACCATACACCAACCTTCTTATTAAAATGGGTGTAGATAAATTTGAAGACCTGGCTGCATCAAACGCATTAGTTCGTCCAGGTGCAATGAATACTGTCGGCGCTTCTTATATTAAACGTAAGCACGGAGATGAAGCGGTTCAATTTATTCATCCAATTATGAAACCTTTTACTGAGAATACATATGGTGTTATTATATATCAAGAACAGGTTATGCAGGCATGCGTACACTTGGGAGGTATGACTTGGTCAGAGGCTGATAAGGTCCGCAAGATTATTGGAAAGAAGAAAGATGCAAAAGAGTTCGACCAATTCAAAGATCGTTTTATTGATGGGGCTTCAAAACACATTTCTAAGAAGCAAGCCGAGACACTATGGCATACTTTCGAGGCTCATGCTGGGTACTCTTTTAACCGTTCTCACGCTGTCGCTTATTCCATGCTATCTTATTATGCTGCTTGGCTTAAGACTTATTACCCTCTTGAATTTATGTTTTCAATTCTTAAAAACGAAAATGACAAGGATGCCAGAACAGAATATCTAATTGAAGCTAAAAGATTAGGGCTTCGTGTTTCTTTGCCACATATTAATGAGTCTGATATCTATTTCTCTTTGCAAAAAGATAGAATTGTATTTGGTCTAGCCGAAGTTAAGTTTATTTCTGATAGCATTGCTAATAAAATTATTGATCAGAGACCATTTAAAGACTATGCAGACTTTATAGAAAAAGCTTCTAAAAAGGGCAGTGGAATAAATAGTCGTGCAATTGCAGCATTAAACTCAATCGGTGGTGCCGCTTTCGATGACAACCCCAGATCTGGTAATGAAAAAGATAATTACTACGAGTACCTAGGAATACCTACATTTAATTTAGAAGGAATCCCTCCAAGAATTAAAGCTCAGGCAAGACCAATCGAGGAGTTCGATGACCTGGGATCATTCGTAATGTTTGGAATGGTTAAGTCAATTAAACGTGGAACAGGCTGGGCTAGAGTTGAACTTGTAGATGAAACAGGATCGATTGGACTATTTCATACAGAACAAACTCAAATTGAAACTGGTCAAATGTATTTTATTCTGGTAGGTGACAATAGAATAGCTAGATATATTAAAGTTTCGGATATTGATCCAAAGTCGGATGATTTATTTGTTGACTATCTTTATAGAAAAGAGTATGATTTAGAAGATGATGAGTATATTGTAGTTAATTTTACACCCTATACAACTAAAGCTGGCAAAACAATGAGCCATATAGTATTATCTAATAGGGATAAAGAGTTAACAAGAGTAATCGTATTCCCAACTATGTATAAGTTTTCTCTCGCTAAAATGCGTGAAGGAATGAAATGTAAGCCAGTATTATCTACATTGGATGATGGAACGCTTATGGTAAAGGAAATTAAATGACACAAGATATAGAAGGTCTTATAACCTCAATAAGCATGAACCAGGTTCTGGTTGCATTGCTACAAGAGTATGGTAAGTTAACCGTACCCACCCTTAGATTTTTAGATGTTGACACAACCAATAAAGAATTAGTTATAGACTACGACGAGAATGGTCCATCTTTTACATTTAGTCTAAGAGGAAATGATGGAGAATAATAACGTATTAACAGAGTACGGCTTGGACGCACTTGCTGCAGTACTACATGAAATTGCAAGAGAAAAAGGATTTTGGGATGGAGATTATAACCATGACAAGATCGGAAATAAATTAGCTTTAGTGCATTCTGAAGTCACAGAAGTTCTTGAAGCAATTAGAAAGTCTAAGGGTGGCGAGTCTGTTGTTGAGGAAATGGCAGATGTAATTATTAGGTTGCTTGATGTTTACGCAGCAATGCGTAATGAAAAGCAGATTCTACACAGCCTAGACGAAATACTAGAAAAGAAAATTAATATAAATAAAGAACGCCCAAGGCTTCACGGAAATTTATTTTAATGCTATACTGTAGAAAAGAGAGAGTATAAAAATGACAATAAGCATAGATTCAATTTTAGCAAAACTAGATCCAAAAACTAGAGCACGTGTGCAGTCAGCACAAGATATTCAAATTGAAAAGCAGTTAACCCCAAGTATAGGACTTAATTTTGCATTAAGGGGAGGACTTGGATACGGAAGACAGGCTTTAGTTTGGGGAAATAAGTCAGCAGGAAAATCCTCATTTTGTTTGCAAATGATTGCAATGGCACAAAAAGAAGGAAAGACTTGTGCATGGATAGACGCAGAAGCCTCATATGATCAATCTTGGGCAGAAAAGCTTGGAGTAGATTCATCTTCTCTTATTTACTCTCCAGCAAAAACAGTCAATGACATGGTAGATGTTGCTACAAAACTAATGGATGCTGAAGTAGATTTAATTGTTGTTGACTCTATTTCTGCATTATTACCAGCAATTTATTTTGAAAAAGATGGAAATGAAATGAAAGATTTGCAAGACACAAAGCAAATCGGCGCTGAAGCAAAGGATATGACCCACGCAGTCAAAATGTTAAACTATGCAAACAAAAACACACTACTTGTTCTCATCTCACAACAACGAAATCAATTTGGATCTATGCATGCTAGTCACATCCCAACAGGTGGCATGGCAGTCAAGTTCTTTTCTTCCACTGTCATTAAACTCTGGTCGTCTGAAGCTGAGGCGAATGCTATTAAATCTGGGGTTAAAGTTGGCGACAAGATCATTGAACAAAGAGTTGGAAGGCCAGTTAACTGGATTATTGATTACAACAAACTTGGGCCCCCAAATTTATCAGGACAGTACGACTTTTATTACCAAGGGGAAACTCTTGGTGTAGACAGAGTTGGAGAAACTCTAGATGTTGCAGAAATGTGTGGCATTGTAGAGAAGGGTGGGGCATGGTATACAGTAAATGGAGAACGCTTTCAAGGACGTGCAAAAGCTGTTGCTTATCTAAAAGAAAATCCTGATGTTGTAGAAAAAATAGTTGAGGAAATCGATGCCAGATATTAATGAGTTCTTGGGTAAACCAGAAAAATTATTTAAACCTGAATTAGAAAGAATGGGTGGAACTAAGCCATGCTCTAAATGTGATAAAAACGTAGAAGAATTTTTTTGGGATGCTTTAAATATGATCATGCTATGGGAATGTCCAGACGGACACAAGAATTCGGTTCAGGTTGGATAATGTCAGAAAAATCAGAAGTTAAAAGAGATGGTGCAAAAGCACAAAAGAATAGCGGAAGAGGAGATTACCAAAAGGGTGATGCCCAATGGAAACAATTTCTTGTTGACTATAAAGAAGCAGGAACATCTTTTAACTTAAACAAAGATAGCTGGGCTAAGATATGTACAGATACATTTAAGGTAAATAGAGATATGCACCCTGCGTTAAAAATTATTATAGGTAAAGATTCTAAGGTGCGACTTGGAATTATTGAATGGGCGGTTCTAGAAGAACTGATCCAGTTTTGGGAGGATAACAATGGCAAACAAGCGTAGGTTTAACGATACCATTATTAGAAATGGTATGATTATTAAAATTCGTAAAGACGGAACAGTAAGATCAGTAGTTGGTCCGTACATAGTCAATCATAAGAAAGAAAAGAAATGAAAGAAGTATTTATGACCACATTAGTAGGAACTGCAGTAGGCGCAGTCTTTAGCATATTTAGATTGCCAATCCCTGCACCACCAGTTTTTGCAGGACTAATGGGCATCGTAGGTCTTTGGATAGGCTATGGAATTGTTCAGAGGTTTATTTGATGGAAATGTTTTTAATTGCAGGAATTGCAATAGGGTTTTTAATTGGATACCCTTTGGGTTTGTTTATAGATAAATTAGATAAAAGAGAGAAGGCTAAAGATGGCGGACGATAAGAATACTCTTGAACTTATTAGTTCAATAACAGAGTTTAATGATCTTCATGAGTTTATGCAAGATGAACATTTAGACAAGGCTCTGGCAATTGTAGTCAAATTATTAATGAATCCAGATGTTCCGTCTGCTAAGGCACCTTTAATTATTATGGAGCTTCAAGCAATGTCTACTAAGTTTGCAGTAATGTCATCTATCTATTCAACTATTGCTAAAGACAAAGCTGGAACAGTTAACAACAATAAGAAGAATGTTTATTATTCAGTAAAGGAGTCCATAGACAAACTTGTAGATGCACTTAAGTATGTCGTTAGGTATAATTCATAAATGGCTAGAGATATTGTAAAGAACCTTAAATTCAAAAAGCATACTGGTAAATTCTTTGATCCAGAAAGATTTGCACAACTGCTTGATGAGTCATACCGTAATACAAAACGTGCAGATGGGGAAATGACAAAGAAGTCATTTAGTCCAAGCTCGCTTGGGTATGGTCATGGTACGTGCCCAAGATATTGGTATATGGCATTTAGCGGAGCAATGTTTATTGATGATAACGATGCTGTTGCTGTTGCCAATATGGCACAAGGAACTCAGGCACATGAGAGGCTTCAAAATTTAATTAAGACAATGCCTGAGTGGAGGGCAGAAGAAGAAGAAATTATTAACGAGTATCCACCTATACGTGGATTTATAGATTTAATTATGGAGTATGATGGCGAGACCGTAATTGGAGAAATTAAAACGGCTAAGCAAGAAGTATGGGATGCTCGTCAGTCAGAGATGAAGCCTACCCCAAATCACCTACTTCAGCTACTTACGTATATGAAACTTAAGAATGCCAAAGAAGGCTTTTTCTTGTATGAGAATAAAAATACTCAAGAGTTAATTGTTATACCTATTTCAATGAATGAAAGAAATAAAAAGATTATCGAGCACACATTTGAGTGGATGATAGAGGTCTGGGATAACTTTAAGGATGGAGACATTCCAATGAAGCCTGAAGGAGCAACAAAATCTAAGCTTCCTTGTACCTACTGTCCAATTAAAAAAGAGTGTTACTCTAAAGACACCCCTGTGGGAACTATTAGAATAGATAGATTTGAGATACCTGCATAATGATTTGCGCTAATACAGAATGCAAAAAAGGGTTTGATCCCAAAACTCATAATCAAAAATACTGTACAGATGAATGTTGTCGTGTTGCAACAAACAGAAGGATTATGGAAAAGTATTATGAGAAAAAAGCAATTCGAAATGGTGCAGCAAGGCCTTGCTCAAAATGCAAAGCACAATTAAGTAGATATAATAATTCAAACTTGTGTTCAACTTGTGAAAAAAATATTAATATTGATACTAAAAGTAAATTATTTAGGATGATCAATGACGTTAGCTAGTTTAAAAAAAACACAGGCAAATAGAGTCTTAGGCATAGATGCTTCTACCAACTCTATTGCTTTTTGTTTAATGGAAAATGATGTCCCTTTAAAATGGGGTAAGATTAATTTGGTAGGAAACGATATATACGAAAAAATTTATGACGCTAAGGTTAAAATGTCTTCAATGCTACAGGAACTTAATTCAGACTATATTGTTGTTGAGGGTGCAGTATTTGTCAAATCTGCCGATGCTGTGATAAAATTATCCTATGTGTATGGAGTTGTTATTGCTGAGCTAATGTCTACAGGTGCTAAGGTTATTACTATAGCCCCGTCATCTTGGCAAGCGTACATTGGCAATAAAAACCCAACTAAAGATGAAAAGGCTGCCATTAGATTAAAAAATCCAGGTTACGCAGACTCTTGGTATCAAAATCAATTGCGTAATATGCGTAAGCAAAGAACAGTTGACTACTTTAATAAAAAGTATACTCTGTCTTTGGAAGACTTTGATGTTGCAGATGCATTCGGCATTGCACACTATTCTAATACAATATTAACAGAGCGATGAAGTTATATCAAAGCCAGGATTGGCTGCATAGAAGATATGTTATTCAGAAAAAAACGGTAACGGAAATTGCCGATGAATGCAAAGTCTCTGCTATGACCATACAGAGATATCTAGAAAAGTTTAACCTAATTAGGAGGCGGTAATGTTAAGACCAGTGTTTGAAGATGTAAGAGATTTTAATTGTAGCGATCTATATTTAAAGGCCGTGGGAGCACCTGCAGGTAATAAAATATGGTCTGCTTGTCATGATATTGCACATATGTTAATTGAAAAAAATATATCCTATGGAAACTCAGCGCTAGAGCCAGCAAGAATATTTTCAACGGCGGACTCCACAGAACAATTAAAAGTACGTATCGATGATAAGTTAAATAGAGTTAAGAATAATCAGGGATACGCTGGAGACAACGATATTGACGATTTAATAGGATATTTAATACTTTATAAGATTGCTAAGGCTAAATCTGATTGACATTTTAGTCGACTGAAAGTATAATAGACTAATGAGCGAAATAGAATTGTCAGATCGTTTTGACAGAATGAATAGAGTTGTTGAAGAACTCTTAAAGGGAAGTACCCCAACACAAATTGCAACGATTACTGGCATACAGAGAAAAGAAGTTCTTGAGCTGATAGACGACTGGAAAGATGTCGTACATAATGATAGCAACATAAGAGACCGTGCAAGAGAAGCAATCTCAGGTGCGGATCAGCATTACGCAATGCTTATAAAAGAGTCTTGGAAAACTGTTGAAGATGCAGATCAAGCAGGCCAACTTGCTGTTAAGTCTGGAGCCTTAAAGCTTATTGCAGACATAGAGGCAAAAAGAATAGGAATGCTACAGTCAATTGGTGTTCTAGAAAATAATGAGATTGCATCACAAATTGCAGAAACAGAAAGAAAGCAAGATATCCTTGTTAAAATATTAAAAGAAGTAACTTCCACTTGCCCTAAGTGTAAAATGGATGTTGCAAAAAGATTATCTCAAATTACTGGGGTAATTGAATCAGTCCCAGTAGAGGAAGCTGATGTCGTTTGATTTTACTGACCTTATCGACATGCTTGATGGGGAGGAGTTCGATGAAAAACCAGTCGATCTTAAAACGTTTGTTAGAAGTCCAGAATACCTTGGGCTTCCAGAACTTTCCGACTATCAATACACACTCATTGAAAAAAGTTCGCAGATCTATAAAGAAGCAACCCTTGTCAAATTATTTGGAGAAGAAGAAGGACGAGTAAGGTTTAAGCAAACCGCAAATGAAGTAGTAGCTCAACTTGGCAAAGGATCAGGAAAAGATTATTGTTCAACAATTGCAGTTGCCTATATAGTATATTTACTATTGTGTTTAAAAGATCCAGCTACATATTATGGAAAGCCTCCAGGTGATAGCATTGATATTATCAATATTGCTATTAACTCACAACAGGCAAGCAACGTATTCTTTAAAGGATTTAAAACAAGAATTGACAAGTCCCCTTGGTTTGCAGGAAAGTATAATGATAAAGCTTCAGAAGTTAAGTTTGATAAAGCTATTACTGTTCACTCAGGTCACTCAGAACGTGAGGCATGGGAAGGGTACAACGTAATCGTTGTAATTCTTGATGAAATTTCAGGATTTGCAATTGAAAATACAACAGGTCACGATCAAGCAAAAACAGGCGCAGCTATATATGATATGTATCGTGCATCCGTAGATTCTCGTTTCCCAGACTTCGGCAAGGTTATTCTTTTGTCGTTTCCTAGATATAAGAATGACTATATACAACAAAGATATAATGCTGTCGTAGCGGAAAAAGAAACTATTATTCGTGATTATAGATTTAAAATGGATGAAGATTTGCCAGAGGGAACAGAAGGTAATGAGTTTACTGTTGAATGGGAAGAGGATCATATTATTTCCTATAAGATACCGAAGGTTTATGCTTTAAAGAGACCAACATGGGAAGTAAACCCAGTAAGAAAGATTGATGATTTTAAGGTTGCATTCTTCACAAATCCATTAGACGCATTGTCACGCTTTGCTTGCATGCCACCTGATGCTGTTGATGCATTTTTTAAATCAAAAGAAAAGGTAGAAAAAGCCTTCAACAAAGCACACTTAGCTGTAGATAACTTTGGAAGACTAGAGGAATGGTTCATACCCGATCCAGATAAAGAATACTTCATTCACGTTGACCTTGCACAGAAACACGATCATTGTGCAGTAGCAATGGCACATGTCAATAAGTGGGTAAACGTAAAAGTTACAGATACATACTCTCAGCCAGCTCCAATTGTTGAAATTGATGCAGTTAGATACTGGACACCAACTGCAGATAAGTCTGTAGATTTTACCGAAGTAAAAGATTATATTCTTTCACTAAAGACACGAGGATTTAAGATACGTGTTTGTACTTTTGACAGATGGAATTCACATGATATGATGCAGCAATTAAAACAATATGGCATAAATACGGAAATTCTATCTGTATCTAAAAAACA